AATAGAACACACGTTATAGCAGGTCAGACTAGGTAATACGTTACAGTCGGGGTAGGCTGGAACCATGAAATGCGCCTGGTGTGACAGCCCCCTGCAAAGTGCCGGCAGTCGCGGACGAACCGCCCGCTACTGCTCCGGCCGCTGCCGCACCGCCGCATGCCGGCACCGCAAGCAGCTCCCCGACGCCCTCGACCGCACACCCCGCTGGATCCGCTGGGCAGACCGCGACGGCAACAAGGTCCCCGTCAACCCGCGCGGCCACGCCATCAACGCCCACCGCCCCACGAACTGGCGACCCGTCGAAGACGTCCAGGACGCCGACCGCCGCGGCTTCGTCCTCAACGGCGACGGCATCGTCTGCATCGACATCGACCACTGCCTAGACCGCGCCGGGCGACCGCAGCCCTGGGCCCGCGCCCTCCTGCGGCACTTCCCGGGCACCTGGGCCGAGGTCAGCCCCTCCGGAGACGGGCTGCACCTCTGGGGCCGCGCACAGCACACCGGAGCCTGCATCCGCCGCTTCCGAGGCCACCGCGTCGAGGTCTACGCCGCCGGTCGCTTCATCACCGTCACCGGCAACCCCGTCCCCAACTGCCCCGTCATCCTCGCCGACCTCCAGGAGGCGATCGACACCCTGCCCTGACCCCGGAAGGAGGTCGCCGTGCCCGGCCCCATGCCGAAGCGCGACGCAGACCGCGTCCGCCGCAACAAGCCCGACGTCATCACGAAGATCGGCGCCGCGATCCCTGCCAAGCGCCCCGCCGAGGACCGGGCTTGGCACACTACGGCCAAGCGGCTCTACCGCTCCCTCAAGGACTCCGGCCAGACCGCGTTCTGGCAGCAGTCCGACTGGGAGTACGCCCGCCTGACCATGGACCAGCTCTCCAAGATGCTCAACCACGCCGACGACGCTCCACTGCGCGCCGGGCAGTTGGCAGAGATCGACAAGATGATGGCGAAGCTTATGTTCACCGAGCCGGACCGGCGGCGTGCCCGCATTGAGCTGCAGCACGCGGCCGAGGGCGCTGACGAGGGGACGGAGGCGACTGTCACCGACATTGAGGCGATGAGGGGGCTGTACGGATGACCGCACCGGCTGCACCAGCGATGCTCATGCCCGGTTACCGGGTGGACCCGGACACCGGAGCGTGGACCACGCTGCCGTGGCCTGGTGACCCCTCGCTGCCGTACTCGGACCCATCTCGGCTTGCCGAGCTGCCGCCGTCGCTGGGGCCGCACATCATCGTGTGGGCTCACCGCAACCTCGTAGAGCCGAACTCGGGCAAGCCGTGGCGCTTCACCCCGGGGCAGGCCCGCTTCGTCCACCTCTGGTACGCCATCGACCCCGACACGGGCCGGTGGCTGTACCGCACGGGGGTCAAGCGCGGGGCCAAGGGCACCGGCAAGGACCCGTTCGCCGCGGCCCTGGCGATCATCGAGTTCTGCGGCCCGGTGCAGTTCGACCGGATCGTAGACGGGATGATCCTCGGACGCCGGCGGCGTATGTCGCTGGTGCAGCTCGCCGCGAACTCGCTGAACCAGGCGTCGAAGCTGATGCGCATGGTCAACAGCATGTTCAGTGCGGACCTGGTCCACTCGCTGAACATCGACGTCGGCCAGACCCGCACGGTCATGCCTGGCGGCTGCCGCATCGAGCTGCTCACCGCCTCGGAGAAGTCCATGGAGGGCGACCCGCCCACCGCGGTCTTCCTCAACGAGTCCCACCACATGACCGCGGCGTCCGGCGGCGAGAAGACCGCGGACACCGCCCGCCGCAACGCCGGTAAGTCTCCGGCCAGCATCCAGGCCCGCGTCCTGGAGCTCACCAACGCCCACAGTCCCGGCATGGACTCCGTCGCAGAGAAGTCCTTCGACGAGTGGCAGATCCAGCAGATGCGCCCTGAGCCGCTGCGGGACATGCTCTACGACTCAACCGAGGCCGACCCGACCACCAACCCCGGCGACCCCGTCTCGATGCGTCACGGCATCGAGCAGGCCTACATGGACGCCCCCTGGGCCGACATCGACCGCCTGCTCTCCGAGGCCCTGGACTCCCGCACCAGCCCCGCAGAGACCATCCGCTTCTACCTCAACGGACTCGCGGCCGCCGAGGACGCCTGGGTCGACCCACGAGCCTTCGACGACTGCGCACAACCCGACATCACCGTCGAGGAAGGGGAGAAGATCGCCATGTTCCTCGACTGCTCCAAGTCCGGCGACGCCACGACACTGTCGGCCTGCAGGCTCTCCGACGGCCACGTCCTCAGCCTCGGCGGCTGGCGTAAGCCTCACGGCGAACGCGGCAAGGGCTGGCTCGCACCCCGCGAGGTCGTCGACGCTGTCGTCCGGGAGGCCTTCGACTTCTACGACGTCGTCTGGTTCGGCGTGGACCCGTCCCCGGCCACCGACGACGACACCGAGGCCCTGTACTGGCGGCCCATGATCGACCAGTGGCACCGCGACTTCCAGAAGAAGCTCAAGGTCTGGGCCACCCCCGGCGCCGGCGGCCACAGTGTCCTGTTCGACATGCGGCTCTCGACCTCCGGCGCGGTGAAGCGCAACAAGCTGTTCACCGAGGCCGCGATGCAGACCGCCCTCGACATCGAGGAAGAGCACACCCTCACCCAAGACGGCGCCCCGATGCTCCGCAACCACGTCCACAACGCCCGCCGCCGCCCCAACCAGTGGGGCATCGGACTCGGCAAGATCAACCGCAGCTCCAACGACCTCGTCGACTACGCCGTCACCATGGTCGGCGCCCGCATGGGCCGCCAACTCGCCCTGCTCAACCCCAAAGTCAAGACCACCCGCAACCGCGGAGCAAGGAGGATCAAGTGACCGCCACCGGCTCCTCCCTGACCTCCTTGGCCACCTTCACCAACGCCCCTGGCCTCCTGCCGGAGGAAACCCGCCTCCTGGTCCAGCTCATGCGACGCTGGGAGGCCAACCGCTCCCGAAACTACCTGCGCACCCTCTACTACGACGGCGAACGCTCCCTGCGTCGCGCCGGGCTGCTCGGCATGGCGATGCCCCCGCAACTCGGGAAGCTTGAGAGCGTGATCGGCTGGCCGGCCAAGGCTGTCGAGGTGCTCGACAATCGGCTGGACCTCCAGGGCTTCGTCATGCCGGATCAGGCGGAGGCCGACGACTCGCTGGCGCAGATCATCGACGGCAACCAGCTGATCGTGGAGTCCTCGCAGGCGCACATCGCCAGCATGATCCACGGCGTCGCCTTCGCCACAGTCACCGCCGGGGACGAGACGGAAGGGGAACCCCCGGTGGTCGTGCAGACCCGCGCGGCGACGGAGGGCTCGGCCCTGTGGTCGCAGCGCTCCCGCCGGATCGTGGCAGGCATGACCATCAACGAGGGCATCGACGGCATCGAGTCCCCGGAGCTGAACCTGTGGATGGCCGACCGCGTCGTCACGATCTGGCGCGAGGGCAACGGCTACGCCGTCGTCCGCCAGCCTCACACGCTCGGGGTCGTGCCGATGGTGATGCTGGCCCACCGGCCCCGCCTGGACAAGCGCTACGGCATGAGTCGGATCACCCGCCCGCTGATGAACTTCACGGACGCCGCGGCGCGCACCGTGATCCGCATGGAGGGCACCGCGGAGTTCTTCAGCTTCCCGCAGCGCTGGGTCTCCGGCGCGCTGGCCGAGGATTTCGACGAGGACACGTTCCTGACCTACCTCAACCGACTGCTCGTCCTGGGCCGCGACGAGGACGGCAACGCCCCGAGTATGGGCACGTTCTCCGCAGCGTCCCCTCAGCCGCACATCGAGCAACTCCGCGCGATCGCCATGCTGGTTGCAGGTGAGACCTCGATCCCACCGGACTCCCTGGGCATCATCCAGGACAACCCGTCCTCGGCGGACGCGATCCGCGCCAACGAGGCAGAGCTGGTGAAGGTCGCCGAGCGTGCCCAGATGGTCTACGGCTCCGGCTGGTGCGAGGTCATGCGACTGGCCCAGCACGCCCGCGACGGTGTCGCCGACGAGCGTCTGGGGCGCCTGCAGGCGAAGTGGCGGGACCCGTCGACCCCGACGAAGGCTGCCGACGCACAGTCGGTGATGACACTGGTGCAGGCCGGGGTGTACCCCGCCCAGTCCGAGGTCACCTGGGAGCAGCTCGGCCTGGACCCGGTGACGATCAGCCGACTCAAGGTAGACGCCCTCAAGAACCAGGGCAGCGACTTGCTCGACCAGCTCCTCGGCGGCACCCAGGCCGCAGCGCCCGAGGCGACCGACGCCGTTGCCGACGAGGGCGCACCGGCGATCCAGCAGTAGCCCGACAGCACTATGAAGGGGGTGGTCACCGGTGGCCGACCCCTGGAACACGCATGCCCAGCACCTCGACAAGACAGTGGTGCTGGCCACCGACACTCTGTTTAAGGCGGTGGACGCCAACCCGGACATGTCCCCGGAGGCGTTCCAGGCTGTCTGCGCGGAGATCACCCGCCGTTACGGCACCGTGGCAGTGTCCTCGGCTCTGTGGGCGTTGGACACCGGGCGGATGGACGCCGGGCAGGACCAGCTGCCTGCCCCGGTGCCCGCGGATCCGGTCAACGTCGCTCAGGTCTCCTCCTCGGCGTCCTGGGCGGTGAACAAGGCCGAGGGCAACATCCCCGCCGCTGCGCGGGTGATGGCCGGGCCGCTGGGTCGTCTGGTGCGTCAGCCCGCGAGGGAGACCGTGTGGGAGTCCACCGCCGCCGCCGGCAGTCGGTATGTGCGCGTGCCGGGGGCGAACGCGTGCGCGTTCTGCCTCATGCTCGCCAGCAGGGGAGCGGTGTACACGAAGTCGTCGGTGCTGACCACCGGTGGCGGGTACACGAGAAAGGGTGATGCGAGGGTCTCGCACACCCGAAATCCGGCAGCATCCGGCGGGCATCGGTTCACCACCGGGCAGCGGGCGGAGGGCCAGAAGTACCACGATCACTGCTCCTGCACCGCGCGGGAGAGCTTCTCGGACGCGGACCTTCCGCAGATCGTCAAGGACCTCCAAGACGAGTGGTATGACGTCACCTGGGATGACAACGGACCGCTTCCCGGCCAGGCGAAGGTCTGGGAGGCCCACATCGCCGGCAAACGGAAGAAGGTGCGCGACCGTGACATGTTCCTTGCCTCTCGGGATGCAGGGAAGATAGACACCGCCCTGGACATGAGGCACCTGACCTCGTACAAGGTAGCCAAGAAGACAAAACTGATCACCGGCGGCCATATTGCACAACAGATTCCGCCTATCGCCACAGAGGTCCGAAACGGCACGGGGAAACTACTGCCGGACGGAAAGACGTTCTTCCCCGATATGACCGACCAGGAGCTTGCGGAATGGCTCAATGGAGAAGACGGAATCGCCCGAGTCCTCGCTGACCCTGAAGTCATCCAGAAGAACGGGAAGTGGGGATACTGGGTGTTCGC